CATGCGCAAATGGCGACGACATGCATGTTGAATTTGTTTCATGCGTGCATTGTACACATCCTCGGGATATAAGGATAGTTCATGCATAGCAACTGTGACATTCTCAATAGTTGACTCTTCAACATTTATAGTACCACGCACCCAATTCATCATTTCCATAATCACGCCCATATCCAAACAACCATGAAACTGTCTAGCTTCATGATCCCAAGTAAATGAACGTTTTAGGAAATTAACTTCATCAAGAGAGCGATATAAAATGTCACTTTCTCCCTTATCCTCCATGGTATATTTCATTCCAATCTGTGCATATCCCTCGCCTATTGAAACTTGATTAAATGAGTGAATAACTTGATCTGATATATTCAACACATTATCATCACCGTAAGAGATCATAGACACATTTTCTGAAAATCCCTTCAAAGTACCAAATTCTGTATTCCTCATAACTTTCAACCATACAACTCTCATTGATATGGAATTATAACAACTATTGAGAATAACAGTCATTGGATTTCCCGAAGGTTGAGAATGTGTCCACTGATAAAGATTATCACGAAATATATGAATGGAACTAACAATATCCTCCCACAGAACTGTCCTTATCAAACAATTCTCTGGTCCATCATCATACCATTCATTTACCAAATCAAGAATGCTGTGCATGATTTGACTGTTTAAAGTACCATCAAAATTCGCAAAATCACCAGCAACTACCTTATCGCCCTTTACACTTAGGGCTTTAGATAATCGATGCCAATCACTTGAATAAGGATTGATACCAACAGCCACCTCATTTTGAATCATATTTTGCATAACATGTGCATTGAACGCCAAAAAATACATCCGAAAAGCCAAGATATAATCTTGAGACCCTGCGGCAAAAACTCGTGTTTTGCCAGCTTCAACCTTTTCCAGAGGTCGTCGTTCATCTTTTAGCGTATCAATCCAATATACAGATCGCCTTATTCCAAGTCGAGCTTGTGCAATACGATCCATAACTGCATTCTTTAATTCAGGGTTGTCCAAAATATAGTCACCATCTCCTAACCAACACGTTTTACCGATAGTTCCGCTCTTTCGAAGATTCACCCAAGGATAACCTGGAGAGCTCCGTCGATTCAGTGGATCCAAAAATGCGTCGTTAGTACCCATGATGGCTTCCTCATATGTCAAAATGCGCTTCATTCCATTATTGGTATTTGACAATATCAAATTACCAAAATGCACTGTAGCACACTTAATTAGCACAGGGTCTATCCATGTTTGGGACACTCCACACTTCTTAAGACCTTTTGCTAAAGGGTCTATCCACTCACCATCTTTGTAAAAAGGACGGAGAGCTGAAGGAGCCGATATTACAGGGTCCAAAGAACCATGGAG